GCACCGATCGCCTTGAACGACCCGACGACAGCCACTTTCGCCGTAGTAGCAGCCGTACCAAGCATCCCTATCGAGGTCTGTGTCTGCTTCATAGCCGCGCGAGATGCCGCGAGTTCACCACGCAGCGCCAGGAACGCTGCTCGCAGCGTCTGGACCGCTTTCAACTTCAGCATCGCCGCCAAGAGGCTAGAGAAGACAACGACGAGTTTGCCAACGACGAATAGGATCGGCCCAAGTGCAGCCAAAAGACCCGCCATGACCGTGATCGTGCTCTTGATCGGCCCCGGCAGAGAGTTGAAGGCACGCAAGTTGGCCTGCATAAAGTCCATTACGCTCTTGATGATGGGCAGGAATTGCTCTCCGAGGTCAATGAGGGTCGCCTTCAACTCTGCCATCGCCTGACTGACCTGGAATTGCGCGGTCTGCGACACGGCCCCGAACGCTTCGGCGGTCATTCCAGCACTATTACGCACCCCTCCGAACGTTTCTTGGATCGTTCGCGCGTCCGCGCCGAGAATCTGGAACGCAGCAGAAGCCGCCTCGGATGAACCGAGCAACTTTCCTAACTGTTCGCGGTTCCCCCCGAGCGCCTTGTCGAGCATTTCGAGGGTCGCCGGGAGCCCCTGCTTCGCGATGGAGTCGCGCAAGTCCTGTGCGCTGAGCCCAACTTCGTCGAGAGCCGTCTTCGCTTCCTCTGTCGGAACGACGAAAGCCCGGAAGAGTGCCTGAATCTGTGTGATGGATTCGGCTGCATTACCGTTCACGCGGGTCAAGAGAGCGACCGCGCCACCCATTTCCTGGAAAGATGCCCCTGCCTGCTCCGCGAACGGCAGCACACGACCGATCGCGGCAGCGAATTGGCTCGTCTCGAAGTTACCGGCACGCGCCGTAGCGACGATAGCGTCGGTTGCGTCTGACGCAGACAGCACTTCGGAGCCGTAAGCGGAGAGTGCACCGGCAACTGCGCGCGCGATATCGTTCGTCTGGCCTAGTCCCGCTGCGCCAGCCTTCGCTGAGTTCGCTAGAGCAGCCATCGCTTCGGAGCCGCGCAGACCAGCAGAGGTCACAACGAACAGGCCGCCAGCCAACTCGTCCGGTGCCTTGCCCGTCGCAGCCGCCATTGCGAGGACTTCATCACTCATCCGGGCCACTTCGTCCGAGGCGATACCGACAAGACCGACGATCTTGTTCATGCTCGCCTCGAAAGACATCGCCGCGTTGCTCGCCGCGATCGCCAAACCGCCGAGGGGAAGTGTGATGCCGACCGTCATCTTCTTGCCGACGTCGGCCATTGCTTGGCCTACCTGGGCAATACGCTGGCTGGAGAAGGTGGCAGCCTCACCAACGGCACCGAACGCGCCGCGCGCCACGGCCATCTTCGACTGAACATCGCTGATGTCAGCGGTGAACCTGGCGACGACCTCTGTTGCGACCGCCATACGTCACCTCTTCCTTTTAGCCGCCTGCTCCTGCTCCCACACCCGCAGATTCTCTAACGCGATCCATTCCGTGAGTTCTGCCGATGTGAGAGGACGGTGGCCTGGACCCCCAAGAAGGAGTTCATCCACCGTCCTCCCCAACCGTTGCGCTAACTCGAAGACGAATCGTCGCTCGGGGACTTGGAGGAATCTTTTCCCGCCGCGTCCTGCTCGTCCTTACCGATACCAGACAGTCGGAGCCCGACGTTCGCGAGACGCTCGACTGCCGCGCTCGACTTAGCCAGGATCGCGTCCTTATCGGCAGGCGTGAACACAGGCTCGCTGCTGTCGGGGTCGTAGGTGCAGGCCACCACGACGTCCGGGTAGACGATACTCATGTTCACTTGCTGCGTGGTCTGATCGAAAGCGTTCTGCATCAGAGTGATGCGGTCGCCAGCGCTCATCCCACGGACGAGAACATCAACCCCCCACTCAGGGATACTCACCGTCTCGGTGGGAATGTCCTGAGCGGAGAAAATCTTGTCGCGCAAACTAGCCATTGTTACTCCTTTGATTGGCCCACTAGGGAACGTGGAAGATTGTCAGAAACTAGAACGTGCCAGCGGTGACAGCGCCCGTGACCTGGAGTTCCAGCGAGTAGGTCACGACATCGCCGACCGGGGAGGAAACCTCGTATGAGGTGATGAGTGCCTCGCCCGAGAACTTCCGACGAGTTGAAGCGGAACCGGACGGCCCGTACTCGAAGGAAAGCGAAGAGATTGAACCGGAACGTAGGTTCGCGATGTTCCCGGCAATCTGGGCATCGACGCTGGCATCGAACATGCCCGAAAGCGAGATCGTCGCATCCGTGAGGCCGCTGATGTAGGTCTTGTCGCTATTGCCGAACGCGGTCGTCTCTGCTGTCTCGATCTCACGCGGCATCGAAACCTCGTTCAACGTGTCGCTGAGGCTCACGAGGGTTCCCGCGACACCGTCGAGAGAGAAGTAGGCATCCTTGCCGTGGCGAAAAGTGGGCATGAGTTATCTCCTTGCTGCCGAAACGTGGTAGGTGATGGAACCGGATGATCCGGCGAGGGTGTGCGCTGCACGGAGATAACGATTCACCGTGCCCGTGCTGGTGATGCTCTCCCCGCTAACGGTTGAAGCGGAGATTGAGGTGAAACTAACGAGGTCCACCCAGGTCGAGTTATCGACAGAGTGCTGCACTCGGACGGTAGCCGCGCCGTCCCGTGTATTGCTAACCAGATGAAGATTGAACAGTCCCCCTGTCACCGTTCCTGCGCTCCAATCGACACTCGTCAGCGATGCCGAAGTGCCGGAGTTCGTGAGGCCATTAAGCGCACGCCCGGAGAACAAGCCACCGTCAGCCTGGATCTCTGCCGAGATAGCGACAACGTCACCAACTGGGGATGAAATCTCATAGGAGGTTAGTTGCCCATTAGCGATAATGGATCGTGTGCCAGCGGTCGCGCCTTCGGGGAGAACCGTGAAAGTGTTATCGTCGTCTGCGATGAGCCCACGGAGCACAGCGTCGCTTGCGCCAGCGGTCGCATCGAACAAGCCGCTAGTGCTGATGGTGCCGTCCGTGAGACCCATCATGTAGGTCTTGTCGGCATCCGCGAAAGTCGTCGTCTCCGCGACCTCAATCTCATCGGTCTGCGTAGCCTCATTCAAGAACGGGGACATGTCGGTCCCGTTCAGTAGGACTACGGTGCGCTTGCCGTGACGGAAGGTTGGCATTACTCATCTCCCTTGCTAGGAGACTTGCGCTCACGCTGCTTGGATGGGGAAGGCTCAGGCGAAGCGTTATCGGCTGGCTCGATCACGTTCTGCTCAGATAGCCACGCGATGCTCTTGCCAGGTAGGTCGCTCACGATGTCACCAGGCTCGGCGCGCTTGCCTTCATAGTCGATTCCGACCAAGACCCTGTAGGTCGCCATCCCGCTCCTTGGGCGCGCGGCAACCCCGCGTCCCCAGGACGACCAGCGCCACGGCGAGAGCGGGGTCACGGTGGACACGTTGCTTCCACAATTCTACACGCGCGCGCGCGTATTGGGAGCGGCCTGGGGAGGGTGGCCCTGGATCGACCTGTATCGACCTGTAAGGGCCGAGCCTCCGGTGGGGGCACCCTGGGGTCCCCCTGGATTCTGGCCCCGGAAACTCGCCGAAACTAATTTCCCTGAAAGTCCCCGATCTACCGTCTGACACGGTAAGGTTCTGTTACAAGTGAATAGCGGAGAGGGGCACCGCCCCCGGCGAATGGCTGAGCATAGAAGGGCCAGCACGCGACCGGGACCGCCTAGTGAACCAGCCCTCTCCGTGCCGAGGGGGACCCGGAAGGGACCTACCTCGCCAACCCGCAGGCCATAGGACGAACGTCCGGGATTAGCCGGGGTGACGCGAGGCAAGACGAGCCGCACGATCCCGAGGCAACACTTGCTTCCCAAGTCGAAACCTCCCCTTCGGGGGAGGTCCGTTAGGGGTCGCGTCCTAACGCTGAAGAGACACGCGAAAGGGAAGGAACCATCATGACCATGACCAACGTTCACACGCTCACCGTCGGCGCTCTCCGCGAGATGCTAGAGAACTTCGACGACGACATGCCCGTGCTGCTCGCCGCCAAGACCGGCGACTACTGGGGAACCGTTACAACCGGAGCGATCCGCGACGCCGAAGAGATGATCGTCGAATGGGACGAGTACCACGAGAAGTACGCGATCGGCGATCTCGTGAGCGATGAGAACGGCGAGTGGGCCGTAGTCATCAGCCAATAGTCGAAACCCCGGTGACGGGGTCCGGCAGGGTTCACCGCCTGCCGCTGATGAGATAGGTGAAAGGGGAAGGAACAAGAATGACTACCTACACGATTCAGGGCGCCATGGGTAACGGACAACTCATCCACAAGGAGGGCTGCCGCGACACCACCCGCGCTGCCCTGCTTGGCGATCAGGTCTGGAACGTCGAAGCCGACACGATGAAGGGCATCGTGAACGACTCCTACGGACCGGAAGCCGGATCGTTCTACGAGGAGTGCGGATACATCCCCGGCACTCCTGAGTTCGACAACGCTTGGCGCGATTACGTTCACGACTTTCGCGTCATGCCGTGCGTGAAGCACAAGATCCCGCTCGACTAGTCGAAACCGCCGAAAGGCGGTCGCGCGGAACTGACCTACCGCGCCTGACGAGACAGGTCAATAACGAAAGGGAAACCGATGGACAAGTGGGTCAAGAACGGATTCGAACACCGCTACGAGTTCTCCCGCGACAGCGGCGAGAAGTTGGTCATCCGAATGGACCACCGCGATGGTCGCTCCGGCTACGCGCTTGTGTGGCAGTACCGCGACGGTAGCGGCTACTGTCACGAGCAGCCGCTGGGAGAGCAGTTTGCGACGCTGCGGCACGCGAAGGAATACGCCGCGCTGCTCGGGGTGACGGCATGAGCGAACTCAGCCGCGTCGGTGCCTACGTCAAGCGCACCGACCCCGCCATGTACCGCCGCATCACTTCGATCGTCGGCTGCCGCAAGAACAACGCTGTCGGCGCGTACGTCGAGTTGGTCGATCCCGACATGTTCGACCGGATCGCCGCCCACCGGGCGGTGTCCTGATGCCTCACGCCTACAAGCACGTTACCGAGAGCGAGTTCATGAGCGACCTCGGCGAGCGGATCGTCGTCATCACCTGTATCGCAGAGAAGCGAACCGAGTGCGCCAAGCGCATCGGTGGGTGGGTGTCGTGCCCTTGCTGTGGCGACGACCTCCGCTAGTCGAAACCCCGAGAGGGGTCCGGTAGGACTGCCCACCTACCGCTGATGAGACAGGGCCACAACGAAAGGGAAGAACATGACGACCATCGGTATCCAGGTGCTCTCGTTCAAGAACGTCACCAGCACCTACTGCGGCAAGACTGGGTGTGCCTGCGGCTGCGGGGGCACCTACGCGCGACCTAGCCATGTGGACGCACCGACCTACGCGACCGTCAGCGACCGCACCGTCAAGATTCGCCTCAACAAGATTCTGAAGGCTCTGAAGAACGAGCCCGAGGCTGTGCATGTCGAGCCGTTCGGAGACACAGACATCTGGGAGTACGAGTACGGCAACGAGAACGAGTACGGCGACCGCCGCGTCATCCGTATCTACGCTACACGCGACTAGTCGAAACCCCGAAAGGGGTCTACGGGAACTCACCACCCCGTACTGACGAGACAGGTGCAACAGAAAGGGAAGCGCATGAAGGTTCACGCCGACATGTACGAATGCGAAACCGAGGACGTTCCCGGTAGCGAGTGGCGCGTCTACGCGACCTGGGATGCTCCGGTCGATAGGCCGCGCACTCACGGATTCTGGCTTCGCAATAAGCGAACCGCTCAGCGGCTCGTGAACGCGATCAACGCTCAGGTCGTGTTCGCCGATCCGGTCATCAAGACAGACGTTCTTGGACAGACCTACGTCGCCGCGTCGTCGCGGGTCATGGCGAAGTACGCGAACGCCGACCTGAAGCGGCTCGGCTACTAAGTCGAAACCCTCGCGAGAGGGTCGTGCGGGGTTCGCCTACCGCACCTGATGAGACAGGCGATAGCGAAAGGGAAGCCAATGCCACTTATCCAGAAGCCGATCACCGACACGATCGGTTACACGTTCGAGATTGCACTAGCCGACGCGGAGC